CGGTTTTTCGATAGCCTCAATAAACGGTCTGACATCAACTGCCGTTTCTCCCGCTGGCTCAATCATAAAGCCGCCTTCCATGCCGGTGCGTGGACCCTCCACCTCAACATCGATCTCTTCATCGAAGGTGCCTGTTTCAACAGCTTTGATTACGCCAAGAACTTCTGAGTCCGAAGCTTTCTTCAGCCCTTCCCACGTACCTTTCATGGCGTCTATGCGCTCTCTAGGCGTGCTTTTTCCTTTAAGCCTCTCCTGCGCCAAACGCACAAAGAGCTTCTTCTGGACCTCTTCGCTGAAAATTGTGTCGTCGTTGATCCCCAAGTCGGCCCATGCGCCACTGTCCTTCAGATACTGCATGGTGTCGCCAACAAACTGGAAGATGCCTACGGGCGTACTTCCCAAGCCCTTTTCGTAAGCTTTCGTTCCTTTCGGCATATTTGCTTTGGACCAAGCATAATAAGAGCCCGGACCTCGTTGACGTTGAAAATTCAAAACGTCACCGATTTTCATCTTACTGACTTGAACACCTTTGAAGTGCGTATTTTGTGCCTGACTTAACAATGCATCAGCACCGCCTGATCCGCTCTCGTATTTATTAAAGATGTTATTGGTCTGCGTGACTGCCGGCATTGGACCTTGCTGCCCGGGAAGATCATAAGTGATGAAACCTTCTGAGACGCCTTTGTTCAGAAAATCGATGACGGATTGGATTGGACTGCCGCCCTTGATCATTTGGTAGGCTGAATTCTCAGCTTTTTGTGACCAAGGTATACGAGCCATTGTCAAAGCGGTTTTTGCAGCGTCTCTCGCTTCCTGATCTTTTTTATCAGCTTCCTTGCGCTCCTGTTCCAAACGCTTTCGTTCAGCTTTCGCTTCCTTCTCTTCCTCTAACTTTGCGGCTTTCGCAGCATCGGCATCACTGATCCATTTCTTTGCGATAATATCTGCCGCCGAAGCAAAGGCTCTTCCGAATGAATCATCATCAGGTGAGTAGTCTAGTTCGCCCGATTGGACTTTTGCTTGTACATCACGCCAACCCATCTGCTGGCTCCTCTTCTTCTAGTGCTTCACCCAACATTGCTGACTGCTCATCTGCAGATGCCGCTTCAATGTCCTCGACTGGACCCCGGGACATTAAACCGCCTTCAGTTGGCGCTATGTCTTCCTCTGTCAGTTCAGGCTTCTCTTCGTCATCCACGACGCCCAAGGCGATCTTCAGAGAAGTTGGTGTAATTTTCATGCGCTCATCATCGCCAAGCCCCATGTCATATTTAACACCCTCACCATCTGCGATGATGCTGATGTATCTGGCTAATGGCCCTGCAATGATCACTGCCAGATCGATAGGGAATTTACCTTTAGCAATGCCCTGCATCAGTATGGTGGAAACAATTGTTGTGATCGTGAAATGCAAATCCATTAACGAAAATACGAGCTCGTGTTGATCAGGATCTTTCAATTTGTTGATCAGGTATCCAACAGCCTCGTCGTAATCCGTGATGTCCGGCGGTCGGTGCCACGGATAATTGCGAGTATCTGACGTGTAATTGGCGCCAGCTACAGGTGCGCTAAACATCCTCATCATCTGGCTCCTCTATCTCAACGTCATCCGCAAGAGCTTCTTCAAGCTCATCAAAATATTCTGGGGTATAAAAACGTCCCTCATCCATCAGTTCGGAGGTTGCCTTTGGCATTTTGCCTCGCATGAAGTTTCTGATGGACTTCACGACCGCATCTTCAAATTTCATAGGATCTTCCCATAATTGACCATCAGATACCCGTCCGGTCCTTCTTCAACCGCTTCTGGATGAGTTTTCTGAATTGCTTGGGCTAAAACACCGTAGTTCGGATATTTGTCCCAACCGATGCTTTTAGCTTCTTCCGTCCAATCCCAAGTGTAATATTTGATGCCTTGGACAGTGTCGTAATATTCAATGTTTTCTTTCAAACGCATGTCAGAGCCAGATGAAAGCCACGCTGCCCCAAGGGTAATCAATCCATCAAATAGACTGTTACCCCCGCTCTTACGGCTGGCTTGAGCCTGCATCTGTGCTGCTAGAATGGTTGCATCCCTATCAGCCTCTGCATTCCAGCCTTTGAAAATGTAATCAAGCAGGTTATCGACCCGATCCCACATCCGGTTTTGGGACTCTGTGGAAATATCCAACCCGTTTTTGATGTCTTCGGATGCTGCATCAAATCGAAACTGCGTGTTTTCTGTTTCCACCACTTGGCGCCATTTCGCAGTAGCGAGATCGATATTGTATTGCATCTCGGCGTAGAACCTTTGGCGACTATCCTCCAATGTTGCCATGAACTCTGCGCTGTCGTTGACTTCACCAACATTAAACCGCTCCATCTGGTTCATTTGCTCAGAATTATGGATTTGAATTTGGGCGGTAAGCTCGTCATAGAATTTGCGCATGTCGTTATCGACTTCGGCACCAAATAAGCGGGCAGCATTTTGAGCAGAAACATCATTGAATAATGCGTCCACCATCGACTGCGTGTTTATAACTTCAGCCTGCTGCTCATTTGTCAGGTTCTTCAAATCCATTTCCAGAAATGCTCTGGCATTTTCGACTGCCGCTTGCTGACGAGCATCAAGGTTGGCCGTTTCAAACTGTGCAATCACGTTGGCTTTATTGATGATGGCCTCTTGCTGATTGTCGAGATTTTCGATCGTCAGCGTTTGGAAAAATGATGCTTCTTTTTCCGCAATGCCAAGAGTGGCTTCCATGATCGCCTGAGACATCATTGCCGTTGCAGCGCTACCGGTAATGTCGCCAAAAGCCATTGTGCGCTGGACTTGCCGTGCCGTTGCTTGCGCCCACGGTGGGATCACAGGATTGCCATTCCCATCCTTAAATTCTGCCGCAATGGTTTTCATTTGCCAGAGAACGGAAGATTTGGCGTCTACATAATTTTTACCTTCTTTGCGAAGTTTGTCCGCTAGAAGCTTTCCTGATGTTGTTGAAGTGTCCAATACCATCGAAAGATCGATCGATGCATAATCAGACAACGCCTCTCCAACTGCCCCTTCTCCACTTGCTGCTGCTTCAACATCTATCTGTTCAGCATCAACGAGGTTTTCATCTCTGATCTCACCCGTTACCGCATTGACGGTCGTGGCGTCTGTTCCAAGCTGATCTGCAGAGGTAACCGCTTCATACTTTGTTCCGGTTGCTTCATTTACACCGGCAGCGGTAGTAGCTGTTCCCGTTGTTGCAGTCGCATCAGGCATGTCGCCCAAAGCGTAGTTTGGATTGGTTGGATCAAGCGTTGTACCTTCAGCATCCGGATCAATCTGCGGAACAATATCTGCAAAGATAAGACCTCGACTTTCCAGCCAAGCATTCGGGTCATCTAAAATTGCCTGAATATCTTCATTTTGATCAACCAAACCAGCCTTTTCGGCAAACTCAAGAATTTGGTCTGGTGAATATTCAGAAGCTGCTCCGGTAGAAGCACCGCTACCTGAGGAGGAAGAGCCATCGTCGAACCCAATCTCGTTGTCGGTCAAAGGGTCTTTATTGTAATCTCTGATAACATCGCCAGTTTCTTTATCGACGATCATGTTACCTTCGTATTTGTAGTTCGGGTTTGAGGCGACGATTTGATCTATGTGGTTCTGCTGCTCTGCGGCCCTGTTTGCGTTGGTATTCGAAAGCCTATCTTTAAAGCTTGTTGTGTCAGCGTTATAGTTCTGGTCTTTCTCAACATAGTTGTTTTCTCGGTTCCCAGAGTCGTCATAGGTAGGTGATCGATCAAAGACGGACCCTTCCGTTGAAAAGGAACTGCCTGACTGCCCAGCACCACCGCCGTCAAACATATCTTTGACACTATCAAATCCAAACAATCCCATCAGATATTATCCTTCTCTTCATGGCAGCGCCGTATGCGGTCACGCAGGTAAATGTATCCTTTGACCGTCTCATCGATCGCCGTGTACTCAGGCGGGAGACTGTCCAATTCATCAGCTAATTTTTGATTAAAGCTCTCATCGTATTGCTGAATTGAAGGGCAATAGATTTCGAGTTTGGTTCTATAAACCGTTTGAGCGCAGCCGGTCAGTAACAGACTTGCGATCAGTAAGATTGTCGTCTTCATGCTCTGCCATTTTTTTATAAAAGTCAGACGTTTTCTTTGACGTCTCTAAGTCGTCCTTCAGGACTTTATTCTTTTCATTGGCCGAACCTTTGATGCGGCCAAAAACATAAATTATCGGAATAGCCAGTGCTAACGTGGCAATGATGTAATCTTTGATTTTACCAAAAATAAACATCAGTGGACGCCTTCGTTATGATCCTTCACACGGGCGTATGCAGCCAGTGCTATGCCAGCTATTGCACAAATCAAAAATACGATTTTCAGGCTATCGGCATACGCAACTAACCCCTGCAATTGCCCTGAAATTTCGTTCATTGCAGTTGCTGCACCAGCGATCCCAACACCAGCCAAAGTTTTACTCTGTTTAAGCGGTTTTGCGGCTGCTGCAGTGGGCTTTTGCGGCATTTCTGGCCCACCCTCATCTGACGGCATAAGTGCGTCACGGGCGAATATAGCGGCCTCTGCGGCACGACGACGAGTGAGGCCAGGAAGCGCCTGAAGCTTACCTTGGACCCGAGCTTTATTCCAACGATTTAGCTCTGCCGGAACATCTTGATAAAGCCCCCTGTTCAACTTTTTATTGAGCAAGGTTGAGCTCCGGAAGTTGCCCTCACCGAGGTTGAAAATAAACGACACCAGAGCATCATATTGGCCCTGTGTGAGGGGAACATTCACGTATTTTTTGATTACCTTTTCGCATTCGGCAATATCTTCCATCAGAAAGCGTTCAGCTTCCTCCATGGTAATTTTCATGCCACTGCGAACACCTTTGACGTGGCCCCACGAAATTGTCCATTTGCCTGCTGGACAGCGATAGGAATGAATTAGCCCATCATCGCCAACTTTGTGCAAACCCTCGAACTTTTTGATAAGTTCTACGCCTTCTTTTGAAATTGATTGTGGAAACATATTTGCTCCTAAGAAATTTCCCGTTCGGTTACGGGTTTGTGTATCGCTGGGCATCTGCCAGCATGTTATTTACATCAAATGATTTTCTTCCAATGACTTGTCCGGCAGAGTTAAAGTAGTTTTCACTCATCATTCCATCCGGCGTCATGTTGCGACTTACAATAGAACCATCAGACAAAATTTGATTTTTGAGCAGTCTACCAGAATTATCAAAGGCCCTTGCAAGTTGACCAAATTGTTGCCGGACACCTTGGTCCAGAGCAACTGTGGTATCGCTGACAAGGTCACGAACACTGTTCATTTGATTGCTTAATGTGTCTGTTTGCGTTGCCATCAAACCAGCATTGCTATCAAGCACTTGATTGAAACCGGTGTCTAACTGGTTACCCAACTGGTCAGTCTGGTTAGCCATCAAACCTGCATTATTAGCCATTGCAGCGTCGATTTGCTGCTGAGTTGCTGTCCGGTTGCCCTGAGAAAGCTGGGAAAGATCATTTATACTATCAATTGTTGATGCTTGATTGGTCTGAGCCAGTTGCGAAAGCTCATTCATTCCCGCTGCATTAGCAGCTTGATCGGCAATCAATTGATCAGTAATCGCAGCGTCACCTTGGGCTTGCTGACGAGCCAGATCAGTTTGCCCAGCAGCCTGCGCTTGTAATACTCGACCAATATCATCTCGAACCAAATCTGCGGTGTTAGTCAAACCGGTTTGCAGATCCGCACGAGCCTGATTAGCAAGCTCAGTATCTTCCCCATACCGTTGTACATAATCATCAAAACTTGATTGATAATTCGCTTGATTATCCTGCATTGTTGCTTGGTTTGCAGCGAGATCACCGTAGTAAGTATCTTGATTTCCGGAAAGATCACTTAGCCGGTCAGCCAGATTTTCTTCCGCAGTCTGCATTTGACCCCCGAGTGCGTCGGCTCTTGCTACCTGTTGATCTTCGGCTGTATTAAATGCTGCTTCCAATCCTGTATTTTGCGCATCGAAAGCTGATCCTACGTTCGAGAAACCTGCATCCATAGCACTTCGATTATCAGCCATATTTGTATCAACGGTATCAAACCGCCCGCCCATGGTGCTGAAACCAGTGTCCATTGCTGTTCTGTTATTAGCCATGTTGGTATCGACGGTATCAAAGCGTCCACTGACATTGTCGAAGCCAGTTCCAATTTGCCCTGACAGAGCATCTTGAGCGTTAGTTAAGCCTGTTCCAAAATAATCGGTCAGATCCGTACCTAATCCAGAAATTGCGCCATAGAGACCTGTGCCGGTCGGGTCGTTAGCAGTTCCTGCGTATCCAAGCCGATTGCTTAAATCAGTCTGACCAGTCTGGAGATTGGTAATTCCAAGGTTAGCCGTACCCATATCCGTTAGAAGCTTATCAACATCCACACCTTGTGCTTCAAGAGATGCGCCAAGAGCATCAATATCCACGCCGCCTTGTGTTAGACGGGCAACCAGATCATCGTATTGCTCATCTCCGAGACCAGTCTGTGTTATGTTGGTGACCTTTTTTGTGTTACCGCACATTTTAAAATTCCTTCTGAGTTATGTAACCAATTTTCTCGTAACCGTACCGGAGTAAGAATTTCTCGTATCCCGTCGATGCGGTGCCGGATGAAGTGGCTACAGAAACTTCGATAGCACCCTTAGATTTTGCCCATTCTTCAAACTGGGCGAATAAGATTTTTAGAGAGTGGAAAGCGTGACGGCGCTTATTTGGCTTTATGTAAACGCCTAAATCGCTGGCGCCGAGTTTGTCTGAGAAGTAGAACTCGCCTACGGTTCCCATCATGTAACCAATAAGCTTTTCGTTCTCTTCGATGACCCAGCAGAACATTTCGTCTTTCAGCGCAGACAGGACCAAACTCATTATTTTCTTTTCAGAAAAGCCTTGGTTTTTTGCGAGACAGGTTTGTTGAAAGGTTCTGCAAAGTTTGATGACTTGAAGTGCATCTTCCAGCTTAACTGGACGGACCTTTATTTTCATTAGCGGCTTCTAATGCCTCAATTCTTAAGTTCGCTTCTCGTAGCGCAGCCCATAAAAGAGGGACAAGAGAAGCATAATCGACAGCCTGATAAACCGGATTTCCGATGCTATCGATCTGGTCTTTTCGACCTGTGACGGCATATGGCGCAACTCTTTGCAGATCGTGAGCTACAAACATATCCCGCTCGAATAATTCATCGTTGCGGACGCCGCTCACCGGTTCCACAGACATAATTCTTTCCATCGGACGCTCTGTGATCCCTTTCACAATTTTTGACCGATAGTCTGACGTCGTATTAAAGGCTGTTGCTGAAACACTGCTTGAGAATGTGCCAGTTCCTGCAACCGACAAATTACCACCCAAAGATGCGCCGCCTGAAGTGAACAGATTCGCCCATTTTTTATTTGCAGTACCTAATCCATAAACCCCACTATCAGCCAAATCTGGGACTACAGCATTGTCTGTTTTGTCGATGTGAACGAGTGGATGCCATACTGCGGCACCCGAACTGTTATCAACACAAACGTGCATCCGGTCGGTGCTTGTGTTTACCCATGTTGATCCAACTGCATAATTGTCAGCGGTGTCATCCCCTACTGCTGGGTTAGCGAGAGCCGTGTTATTGTTCAGGCCCCCCGAGCCACCATTCGCAGCAGGGAGATAGCCACTCACAGACGTCCCTAATGCTATTTTGGGAGCGTTTCCTGCTGTGCCATCATGACTATGGCCCCCAGTTCCAAAAGCCGTCTGCAATTGGTTAAATTCATTGTTCAATGGTGCTGCGGTAATATCCAGTGTGTTTTGAATAGAGGCGGCTGATTGTCGGGTATATCCTGCCATTATCTTCTTCCTGATTTAGCGTATTCAAAGACCATGCCTTGAATTGAATAAGGGCTGAATTGGCCCTCAGTGACGAATGTTGCTTGTACTGAAAATCCAGAGCCTTGGATGTCTGTTACGATTACAGGCTTTGATGACCCCCCGTATTTAACATTTGCCCCGTTGTAGACGATATTTCTGCCCCCATAGACCACAGGAGCGCCTGTACTGCTTTGAGAATAGTCAGCGGGCGTTGGGGAGTCCGGATCAGACCAATCATATTGAAGCAACAAGGACATAGTGAACGGTCCCTCTGCCCGAATAAACGTGTTTAGTTTATGGATCGTTTTGCGGACCTCTGTATCATCCATGTCTAAATACGGGGTCGAATAGATTGCAATTATGTCCGAGCCAGCAAGGCTGTTTCCATTTTCCTGACGGTAGATTTTACCATCATAACCGCCATGCAAAATGTACTCTGTTGTCCCAATAAGTTCGGAAGTTGCTGTGGCTACTTTAAAGCCAAGAAGTTCGGAATATTCCCATTCGACTGAGCCGCCCTTGAAAACAATGCCACCAAGAATACCACCGCCCTCATCGTCGCTGCCACCAACAAACATCCGATATTGTGATTTCGAACGGACGACACAGGAGTTTAGATTATCCAAATCTTCATTTTTTATAATGTCGATCAAACGACCCTGAATTGGTCTGGAAATACTTTCCAATTCAACGTCGCCAATACGTGATGTTCCAGCGCACGGACGTAAGCCATCGGGTGCTAAAAAGATTAAATCCCCGCCAAGCTCTTGGACGCTATCTCTGGCAACACAGCCGACGTTTGCTGTCACTGGCTCTGACTTGAATGGTGCTGGAGGAGAGGATGCAGTGTCTTCTGAGAATTTCTTGATGGCATTCTGACCAAAGATAAACAGATTATCTCTAAACGGTTTTATCTGAACAACTTCGTAACCGATTGAATACTGTTGCGCACCACTCGCTGCTGTCCAGTCAAATGGATTATTTGGAGCACTATGAGCTAGGCCAGCCCTGTAAGCTTGATCACCACCTAAGAATACGTGGTTTTCGAAAACGTCCACAATCTCTGGGGCGTCATAACATTGGTTTCCACCGGAGCTTGAAAGAGTGCCACTTCCGGTACTTTGTATTTGGCGCCAATTCGTTCCGTCAAATATCGTAGCAGGATTGATACCATCAACGAAAATAATGAACGATCCTGGCACGGTTGGATCATCCCCACTTGCAGCCCTTGTTCCAAAATTGAATTGGACGTGCCGGATTTTTTTGATGGATTTAGAGCCACTGACAGTATTCAAAGTGAAGCCGGTGCTTATTTTAGACCAACCGACAAGTGGCGTATGTTTCCAGAACGAGTAAGTGGTTGCCCCAACATCCTTACGAGTGTAAATTGTCAACGCCTTATGGACACGGTCGCGTTATTTGCTAAGGGAGGATTTTTGCTTCATCGTAGTTAGATAAGGAAACGAAGATGAAGAAAAAATCTGACAATTCAAAAGA